TATAATAAACATAGTTAATAATGACAACTCTTCAAGTCAGGTAGACAATAGTGTAATGAATAATTCACGTCTGTCTACTGCAGCTAGGGGCTATAAAGGTTACCCTGGTCAGGGTGGAGTATTTAAAAATGGTATTACACAGTGGCCCGGTGATATGGCTAGAGCGCTTGGTTAATAAAATGAGGGGCTAATCATGCCCCTCATTCTTTATATAAGTTTATTCGTCAGCGGCTAGCTTCGCAAAATAACTCATAGTGTCATCGGGATCTTCAGTCTCTGAGATTTGTTCTGCAGTTACTGGAGCTGCCATAGCCAAAGCTGGTTCGGCTGGTTCATCTAGTGCTACATAAGCAGCCGTTGATGTACTTGGTGTATTGAGCAGAAGAACACTATTCAATTTAGTCTGTAGTTCCTCGTACGTCTTATAGTTCTTGGCATCAGTAAACTCTGTAAGATCAAACATCTTATCATAAATTTTCTCTAGGGTTTCATCTGATTCTGACAAAGGCTTCTGGCCCGCAAATTCAGATTTATCATAGTTACGATAGCCTTCTACTTGGCGGATCTTGAGTTTAAAGTCCGAACCTTCCCACATGTCGAATGGGTTTACGGCTTCTTCATCTGCAAACTGTGGTTGCATTTGATCCATAATCTTATCGAATATCTTTTTTCCGAACTGATAAAGCATTACTTTACCTTCGTGAGAAGGGTTACTCGGATCAGATACGATATAAGCATTTACTACATAGTGTAGCCGACGCTTCTGGTTACGGGCAGTCTCTTTGTCTTTATCGTTACCAGAGTTCCATAGTTTAGAGTTAAGTTCACCAACAGGGTCTTGTCCGCCGATGGATGTTAATGATTTCTCGATGTACCACTGACCAGTTGGTCCTTTAAAACCGTGGTCCCAGTACCGTACCCATGGAAGTTCAGAACCTTCTGTAGCTGGAAGGAAGCGTAGAACGGCATATCCGTTACCTGCTTTATCTACTGTGGGTTTCCATAGCCGATCATCGCCATATGATTTCTTCTCTCCAGAACCACCAGCAGTTTCTGCTGCCTGAATAAGTTTAGAGATTTGATCTCGGTTAGTTTTTAGTTTTGCAAAAGACATTTATATGTTTCCTTATTTGCTGTAATATGTTTTTGTATATGCTGTAGTATATTATAATATAATTTGACCGATTTGTAAATAGTAAATCAATCAAAGGGCAAAGTATTTTGTCGAGGAATATAGTTTAAATTCATCGCCTCTGCTTCAAGTTTCTCTTGAATGACACTCGAGAGAAATTTCTTTGAGTCCTCAGGTTCAATATTATTCTTTTCACAGTTGAATAGTATCGAATCCATGTAACTCATATTCTTTGCAAAGGCTTCCTTCTCTACCATTTTAGAGAATTTGGCCTTTGACAGAAAATCTTTTTCTACCATTATTTATCCATAACTCTTAATAAGATTGTGTTTTTATTTAGTCTACCGTTAGGCACACTGCTCTTTGTAGTTAGATCATTCCAATCTTTGTCTATCTGCTTTACAGTTTTCTTGAGACAAGACTTGAGGAATTCAGTTGGCTTTCTGAGAGCTGTAGCCCTAGATTGCTCTATATCATAACCCTGCAAAGTAGTACCCTTAATCTCAAAACCATTTGGTCTGTGAGAGACATACTCCGCAATGAATTTATATTTAGTATTGAAAACAAGCAGTCGGGAAGAACCAGGGATCAGCATAGGGTTAATAGAGGTAAGCTGAAATTCCTTATTCTCAACTTCATACTGTACTTTACCACTCTGCTTTAAAGCACTCTTAACTACAGGGGTTCGCGGTTTCCGAGTGGCTTTCTTGCTAGATAGATACCGATCGGCTGCGTCTATAATTGACTGGAGAAATTTACCATACTTCTTCTGCTCGGGTCTACTCATATGGCTATAAGCCTCTACTAGATCCTCGGGCTTATCGTTGATCAGTTCTTCTACTTCCGCGCACTGGGGCTTATAATAAGCCACTATCTTGTGGGCTGTAGATACTGGGGAACCCGCACTCTGCATATCACTATAGATACACGCTTCTGAATTTTTCCAGTTATCTACTTCAGCTTCAATGCCCGCAATGAAATCAGAACATTTCTCTGAGGCTATTTCAGCAGGAGTTCTACTGGCAACTAGTGGTTCGTCCTTTCCCACACGTTCTTCTATCTTAATAAGACCCCAACGCTTTGCTTCACTAATATACCGAGCATATGCTTTCTCTGAATTCCAATTAGAAGGATAATCAAAGCCGAGTTTAGCCCATACAATATTAGTAACAATATGTGGTGCATTCTCAAACATCCAAGCCGGGCCACTAAAGATAGTTTTCTGATCCGCTTTAGTCTGGGTTTCTTTAATCCAGGCTTTTACGACTTGAGAAATTTCTTTCTTATCTACATCCATACGGATATAATCATTGAACTTATGAAAGCTATCTGTAGGAGCAGCTCCGATACCAGTTTTACGTTGACGGGAATTAACCTTTTTAGTTTTCTTTGCCATTAGAATGTTTCTCCTGTTACTACGTTTACAACTTCTACATCTGGACCGAAAGCATCTCTAGCCATCATTTGCTCTTCTGCTATTTGCTCAGGGCTACGGTTTGCTTGGGCTTCCATATAGTCATTAAGAAAAGCAGACAACTCTTTGCTGCGCACTTCTATAGAAAGGTCAAGTTCTGCAGAGGAGAGGAGACCATTTTCTTGCCAGTCTGTTAACATGTCAGGGTTAGGGATCGTGTCATTAGAGAACCAACGAACTACATGGGTTTCACCAGGATTGTCATTAGTATAATATACATCTTCAAACTTAGCGACTACTGCTTCTTTTGTGTAGCCGGTATAAGTATTTGTTCTACGATCTCTTTTCATGTTCTCACTCTTTCTCTCTTTGCTATAAACATTCTATACTATAGCGCCGATAGTGTAAACCCCTAAATTAATTTTTTTTATTTTTAAACATATCATAGAACATCCACATAAGACCGAACAATGGGACAGTACACATCAGTGCAGCAAGAACTATTACAAATATTACTATCGCTAGTTCAAACATAGCCATTCTCCTGTAAACGGATTAGTCGCCAATAGTCTAATCATTTCATTACTCACTAGCGATCTCCCACATCAATGCACATTGCCACTACAGCAATAACTACGGGAATTGCTACGAATAGGATAATTAATTCATTACTCACTTATTTTCTCCTTGATTGGAATGATTTCTATTTCGCCATCTTCATTTATTCTATGTTTAAGATACTTACCTTCTATGAGAAAGTCTATAGTGTCGCCTATGATTTCATCATTTTGTCTCTGAAAGAAATGGTAGCCTGCCATGACTCCACAGCCAAAGCAGACGATACCAAACATTAAGTGTATTACACTAGGGTCGATGTACATTTATGCTACAGTACTCTCACATACAAAAGACTGGACACTATCTACTCGGAATGAACGCCATCCCTCTGCATTAATATCCCATACGGGGATTACATCTTCATTAACCTTACGGCTCTGAATCTCTTTAATCATCGTACCACGGTTCTCTGCAGCAACTACAGGAGCAGGGATAATAGACTCATCAAGAGTACATACCATATTCCGCTCATCTCCATTTACCTTCTTAAAGATAACACGACAAGTGCTTTTCTTTAGTTCATTAATCATTTCTGATCGTGTTCCATATTCATTAGCCATTATACATTCTCCACTTTAGATTGACGCAGCGCTCGGTCTGCTCGGGTTTGCCCACGGTCTAGGAACCATCGGTCTTTGTTTAGATTGTCGCACATAGTCTGGGCAATAGTAAGGTCCCTATTCTGGGCTACAGTCTGTGCGTTTGTAGTGAGTCCGATCTTAATACGGTAGATCACTCCACCTGCATTCTTTTCTTCCACTACTCGGAAATCTTTAAATTTAGGCATTGGCATCCCTTCTGTTGTTTAATTTATATACTTTATGAGCACGTATGACAGAGTCAGTTACTGCATAGGGGTTACGTTCAATAAACATCATGAGTTGATCCCATGTAAGTCCGAGAAACTCACACTGCTTATTTAACACTGTTGTTGCACCTTTTATCTGCATATCACACCTCACATACGGCTAGTACGCCGGGGTTGATCCACTCTGCATAGAGACCGTTTTTATCCAACACTTCAGTAATAATAGTGTTGACACCGAATAAGAACCTACCGTTATTGTCGTGTTCTATATAGAAGTCTGCCCATGTAGTATGCTCATTCTGCTCTGCACTAATACGGAATGTATCCTCTCCGTTATCTCCACCTTCTAGTACAGGTGCACCGATTTTGCTTAGTGCTTTAAATGCTGTTCTATAATTACGCTTCATACTGAGTACTCCTTATTTTCGATACGGTCCATAGTCACGAGAAACAAATGCTTCTGCCAATCTGCTTCGGCTGCTGTAGTCTTAGGATCTTGAATGATCTTTTTCAATTTAAGTGCTTCGGTGATTAGGTCTTGCTTAGTCATTTGCTATCTCCTGTTTCTATAATTAGAATAACCTATACCGAGGTATATGTAAACCCCTAATTTTAATAAAATGCAGTTATATTTGGAGCAGCATTTGGATGCTTTTGTAACTTAACAATCTTGGCATTGTGTATCGGTTCATTGGTATCTTGGTTCACAAACGTGTCACTCTTATAGGGATTATATGAACAGTTAGCCCAGTCACCGATAGTGTTCCAATCATGTTGAGCCTCACCTATAGTACCTCGGACAAAGGCGTGTACATTCTTTTTACCTTCAGCAAGAACTTTAGCACGACCCGCTGGCTGTACAGCAAATGTTACATCTTGTAGAACGATCCGATCAGTATGCTCTATTACTTTACCCTTATGGCGGACAGAGAATGTTTTCTTATGAAGATTATAATATACCTCTACACGCATTATACTGTTCCCTTCCAGAGATTTAAGTTGCTTTGTTGATCATCAGTTAATGGAACAGCAGTCCCATATTCACTAGTGTACACAAACATTGACTCAAGATATCCTAGTGCATATGCTTCACCCCGCACTCGGATCATCTCTGCAACAAACTCTTTACGATTAGTCATGGTGTCGGCCCAGGCTGTTGTTTCACAATCTAACATAATCTATTTCCCTTATGCGTTAGCTACAAGATATTGAGCATCATCAAGGATTGCATAAGCTGCACCGGCAGTTTCAAAACCCTCTTCGTCTGCAAAGTCCATGGAAGAAGAACAGAATGTTTCCCGGCTCATGCCGTAACCTTGGATTGCCGCAGCTAATACTTCTGCATCTGCTGATCTAACAACTACAGTCTCATTGCTCATTAGAACTACTTGGCTATTGTCTGCTGTGATAAAGTTAATCATTTGTTTTTCTTTCTCTTTGCTTCTGTTAATTAGTTATAACTCTACCACAATGGTATGTAAACACCTAATTGCTCAAAAATGTAAATTAATGAACCTAATATTGCAAAGTATCCGAGTATCTTTCTAAACAGCATTATCGCCTCATGTTAGCAGCATCAATCATTCCCTGCTTGTTGTCTTTCCGTATGGGCATCAGATTACTCTTATGTGTAGTAACTATACCAGCAATCTCATTACCAGTGTATATCTTTCTCTCCTTAGCAGCCCCATGACCACATATACTTTCTGTAGAGATAACTGGTGCAGCCTTTTCAGTATAGCATGGGATCTCGAGATGAGCATTCGGCTTAGTCTTTCCAACACCAAGGCTCTTCAGATAACGCTCATGTTCAGCACGTTTCTTATCCAAACCTGGAGTTTTCTTTCTCTTTAGTTTAGAACTAGCCGCCCCTCGTTGAATCACCTGCATAGTTTAATCCCACTCATTGTCCCATTTAGTTGTCTCATGGAGTGTTTCTCCATAGTACTGCTTAGCATACTTACTTGCATCAGTCCAATGATTTACATTGTCGTTGTTATAAAACTGAGCATACTCATCTTTTTTCTTCTTAGGTTTAGGGATGTTCAGTATAACATTTTTAGAACGTGCCTTGACCGCCTTCATTTTCTTTTGTCGTTCTGCGATAGTCTTGATCTGGTGATACCGCAGTGCTTTCTGGTCTTCCGTCATAGTTCATATATCCAATCAATAAGTTTAATAAAGCAATACCCTACAGAGAGTACCGCTACGCCTGCCACACCAACAGTAGTGACAAACAGTTTTGCTTCCGGATCACCAATATACATTAAATATACTTGATTACCCATAGCCACAACCATAGCAAGTGATACTATAATCATAATGCCTTTCAGAGATTTATCCAAAATCTGATAGACAATTTCTCTGCTCCGTGATTTCAATTTAACTTCCACTAGGTATGTGTCCTTCTTTTATCCAACGTTCCATATCATATTCAAAATCATCAATACGACTCTTTAGTTCATTAATCATATCCCATTTAGTTTCTTCACGATCCCATTCTAGTATGACTGTTGTACAACCGTAGGAGTCTATCCAGCCCTCTACCATCAGAAGATCAAAGCAGGAGGAATAGTAATCGTAATCCTCTATAATAGAACATCTCTTTTTACCGATCCGCTTACGGACTTCTGACTCTACCATATCCATACTACTCTCCCCTCCGAAAAACCTTAGTTTATTATACCACAACTCACTGCCGTTGTACAGTCCTAATATCGCCTAACATCATTTTTTTATTGAGCTGCAACGTAAGCATCTATTGAATCATCAAACTGTGCAGTAACAATGTCTGAGATATCATCATCATTAAACTTTGCTTTTGCAAGATCCATCCAAACATCTGCTTCAACGAAATCCCAGTTCATATAATCTTCCATGCCGCTATCTACATTCTCATCATTGTTTACTGCTTTAGAGAATGATTTGTTATATGCTGTTTGAATGTTCATGTTAAAGTCTTTCTTTTCTTTGTTTCTGTTATACTTTTATACCATATAGGCAT